ATCGGCGAACCCTTTGACAATACCATTGAAATATTTAATGATGATGCCGACACCGGTTGGTTTAATCAACCATTTAACACCGGAGTAATTGACGCAACAATTGTTCAATCGATTTCGGAAATCAGTTATTGTGAACCAACAACAATTGAATTCATTGTGGATTCGGCATCAAGTGATTTTGGTCTTGGTGGTGCTTATGTTTCCGGTCAGGATACATATTATAAGGTTCAACCAAACACCGCGACAAATTACGCAATGATGATTCCAACAACCGATATGTTTGTTGGTCAAAGTTTGGTATCACAAGCAAATGATGAAACGGCGAAATGGTTTTTGGAATATCAATCAATTGTCACAAGCGGAACACAACACACAATCACCGCATTAATCACACCATCACCGGCATTTGCTAATTTTATGGCAAATCGTTCACAAGGTGACCGAACATTCTATTTTTGGTGTCGATTTGGTAACGTGAATTTGTTGGTTTTTAATGGTCAATTAACGTGTTCACCAAAGGAAACGCAACCATTGGAAATGATTGTTTCGGATTATTTTGACCATTCAGAAAACACAACTTTTTCAAGTGATTTGGTAAGGGGTTACACCGGAAATGTTGAAGATGATTTTGCATTTCTTGGAAAGTTTAAATTCCCTGAAAATGTCGAAATGAATTTTTTGAATGCGAGAATTGAAGCGTACAACATTACAAGCGAAGATAAATTTACATTACAACAAGTAAATTTCAATTTGAATGGAATTCCTATTGTAAACAACCAAATGGTTTTGGCATTAGAATCACCGGTTTTGACTGAATTGCCAACAACATCAAAAAAACGTGTTGCATCTTTGACAAACGATTCAACACTTTCAGTTCCGGCGAAATCCTATGGTGTTAATTTATACTTTCCTTACATATATCGTTGGGAAACGTGGATTGCACAAATCAATGCAAATGCGGATTTTTTTCCTGACAAACAAGTTCGGAATTATGTACCATTTGGAAATCAAGATGATTGGAAATTGCGTTTGGTTGTTGAAAATGTGCGAACGGAAACAAACAATTATGGAATCGATGAATTGGTCAATTATCAATACACCGATTTTATAAATATTGATGACTACAATCATGATCCGAATATTTTGCAAGAAATTGAATTATATATCGATAGCACATCACAAAATGTTCAAGTTGTAACGGAGGGATTATTGATGCGAGTTGTGGCAACACACACGTTTGTTGATGGTTCGGCATGGATTACTAATTCAGTTTGGGGAATGATTACTATTGAACCAAAAGAATCGAATCCGCGTTGGATATCATCAACCGCGATTGATTACGACAACAATCTTTCAAATCCATTATTTCCTTTAAGCGGTTTGCGTTGTGATTTGACATTTCCAACACCGGATGTTGCAAGATTGGAATGCTTTTTTGATCCGGACAAAATAGATTTATCAAATGGTGTAAAATTTACATCAAAAATAAAAGGTTGCAATGATGGTGACGTTGTGAAATTAATGACAGACGGACAACAAAAATTGACCACATCAGGACAAACAAAAATAAAAACATAATACAATGGGACAACAAATAAATCAATACACATTAAACCGAACAACATTCGGTGATGATGATTATTATGACATCGACTATTGGGATGGTGCAACATATCAAACCGCAAAAATTAAGGGTTCGGTATTAAAAGCCGGTATAAGTGGAATAGGAATGTATTCACAAACAAGTGCATCGACACCGATAACAAACACAACAACGGAAACATCATTGTTCGATGGTGCAACATCGGTTGGAACATTGCAAGTGTTACCGGCTCAATTCAATATTGGTGATTCATTTCATTGTAAAATTGGTGGATTTGTAAGTTGTTTAAATAATTCGGACGTGACAATTAGGGTGATGTCAAACATCGGAACGCCACAAGAATCAATTCTTGCCGACACCGGCATAATTCAATTGCCGACAATGTCAAATCGGGTTTTTGAAATTGAATTGGATTTTACAATTCGCACACTTGGAAATCCAACACAAGCGTCAATTATCACAATGGGGGAACTTAATTATGTGCAAAATACCGGAACATCATTTGAGGGTTCAAACTTTTGTTTGTTAAATAACACAACTTTCAACACAGTAATTGGAAACAATTTGAACGTAACTTGGGAATGGGCAACGGCAAGTGCGTCAAATTCAATCACAACCGATATTGTTAATTTAAGAAAAACATATTAAAAGATTATGTGCGATTGTCTACAACTTACAATTAGAGCAACAACCGGCCCAACAATTTATGTTGAACCGATTGCCGGAACATACAATGGAAGTTCATATTGGTATTTTACACACGATGGTCAAGATATTTATATTTGGGACATTGGGGGAGGTGGCACATCTTGGTTGTATTCCGATGCTTTAGGTGGCGGAACAACATATGGAAGATTTGCACCATCACCGGCGGTCAGTTGTCCTGAAGCATCATTAAATCCCAATCCGGTTTTGGGTTGGACAGACACTACAACTTTTCCAAATTTAAAGATATTTACAACATTAGGTGTTCCATGTCCGGAGGATAATTGTGGAAATCAAGACCGAACATATAAAAGATATGAATCAATAAAATTGCCGGAAGTGTTTCAAGAACAAGATAGGGGATTAAAGGATTGTTGTTGTAAATACAATGTTTTAGGTGATGCAAGTGGTGATTCATTTAAGAACGATGTCACAAGTGCATGGATAAAATTGAGTGATCCGAGTGATACCGGAACATTTATTTTGAAAAAGAATGGTGTTGCAACAACATACACACCAACATCAAATCAGTTTATAAATGAACAAAATGCACGATATACAACTATTGATTGGGGTGCGGTATTGACATCGGATGGTGTTGGTTGTTACACAATAGAAATTGAATATAATATTTCCGGCGTAATTGGAACGATTGTTTGGGGTACATATATTTTAGAACCATATACAATTCAAAATGCATTGCACACCGCGAGGGTAAAAGCAATATTTAATGGATATCAAGAAATTGAACAAATCAATTTTTCAGGTTCTGAAATTGAATCAACATTTAGGTTTGCCGGTTACATTGGCAATCGACAACCGAACACCGAAATCGATAATATTATTTATCAAAACCGCGAAATGAAACGTGTCATTCGCGAGAATTTAAATAGTTATGAAATATTTACCGATCCGGTTGATGAATGCATTACAAGACCATTGATTGATTTATTTCTTTTAAGTGAAAACCAACTATTCATTTCGGATTATAATGCACACAATCATTCGTATCGTTATCAGGATGTCGCGGTGATTGTTGATGAAAGCCCATCGGTTGAATATTACGATTTTTCAAGAAAAGCAAAATTGACATGTAAAGTTTCCGATAAATTTAAAAATAAACGTACATACTATAAATAAAAGACAATGAAAGGGATGGAAAATTTTGGTGATATTATCGCAATGGGAATTGGAATGTTGGGTGCGTTTCTGAAAGGTCTAAAAAAGCATTTAAAACCGCCGACAATAATTTTGGCGTGTGTCATTGCCGGTATTTTAACCTATTCGGTGACCGGTGTGATTGAAGTGTTTTATCATGAGGCAACACCAAAAATTGTCATTTTAATATCATTTGTTGTTGGTTGGATTTCAAACGAATTGATTTCAACATTGGATAATGCAATCGGTGATTTGTACGAAATTGGAATTCAATATTTAAAAAATAAATTTAATAAAGGGGGTAAAAAATGAAATATGTTTTGTCGATATTTTTATTGATTAGTACAATGTCATTTGCGGAAAAATGTGATACAACCATCGAATGTTCCGGTAATGTAAAAACAACAACAATTGTCTATGAAAATGATACGTTGTTCCACATGGATCAAAAAGATTCATTGGTTCATGAAGTCATTATTGAAAAAATTATCGAATTTTCAAACGATGTTTACAAATCCGTAAAACAAAAAGATTATGGTCGTGTGATTTGTGGTTTGTTGATTCTTTGTTTTGTTGGGTATTCATTTTATAAAAGAAAAAAATGTCAGGAAAAAAAGAATTAAATCTTTCGGAAATCAATTTCGTTGGAATGGATGATAACGAATATTTGAGAATTGAAACCGAAAAGAATCAAATATATTTACATCACACCGCCGGACGTTCATCGGGTGTTCGTTGCATTAGACATTGGAACGATGACAAACGTGGTCGCGTGGCAACGTGTGTTGTAATTTCGGGAAAGGATGCAAAGATGTCCAAAGATGGTGAAATTTGTCAAGCATTCAGTTCTAAATATTGGGCATATCATTTGGGAGTAAAAAGCGAAATATTTAAATCACAAGATGTTCCGTACAAATTACTTGATAAAAATTCAATCGGTATTGAAATATGCAATTGGGGATATTTAACGGAACGTGATGGAAAGTTTTACAATTATGTCAATGGTCTTGTTCCTGAAAATGAGGTTACAATTTTAGAAACACCATACAAAAACAAACGATATTGGCATCGATATACTGATGCACAAATTGAATCAGTTCGTCAATTACTTGTATTTTGGCACAAGCGTTATGGCATATCAATCACATACAATGATTGCGATATGTGGCAAGTTTCAAAAAGGGCGTTACGCGGTGAAAATGGGTTGTTTTCACACAATTCGGTGCGTCCTGATAAACTTGATATTTATCCATGTCCACGAATGATTGAAATGCTCAAAGAATTATGAAAATAGAACAACACGAAAAGAACGTCCATGTTTTAAAATTAAAGGGTAATAAATGCCAAATTGCAATGTTGTCCGATTTACATTGGGACAATCCAAAATGCGATTGGAAATTGTTAAAAAAACACATGGATTATTGTTTAGATCATTCTATTCCGATACACATAAACGGCGATTTTTACTGCTGTATGATGGGGAAATTTGACAGAAGAGCATCAAAATCCGGAATTAGACCAATGCACAATGTCGATAATTATTTGGATTCATTAATTGATACAAGTGTTGAATGGTTCAAACCATACGCACATTTAATTGCGTTGGTTTCTTATGGCAATCACGAAACCGCAATCACGAAAGTACATGAAACGGATTTATTGGAAAGATTCGCATCAAAAATGAATTTAAGTGAGGGAACAAATATTCAGGTTGGCGGATATGGTGGTTGGTTAGTTGTTGAATTGGAACAACATGGTGCGGTTCAACCTTTTAGAATAAAATATCATCATGGTTTATCAAAAGGTGCGAGTGTCGTTACAAAGGGTGCTATTGACTTAAGCCGTTCAATGGCAATCACAGAATCAATGGATGTATTTACTCAAGGGCATATACATCAATCAATGTCGCGGAATGATGTACGCGAAACAATCGTTGCAAATAAATCAGGATATCGCGTTAAACCGCAACAAATTCATCACATGATTACCGGAACATATAAAGAGGAATACTTTGGTGTTGGCGGTATGGGTTGGCATTATTCTCGCGGAGCGGAGGCACGTGCATTGGGTGGGCGTTTGTTGACATTATCATTTAAAAGGGTTCAAAACGGAAAAGCAAGAAACATTGTGAAACACGTTGATTCGTGCCGTTTTCCGATGTAATCCGAAAAAAGATAAAATTTTTTTAATTTTTTTTTACTTCCTGAATCCTAATGTTTACAAGGGTTTAAGGAAATCATCACCATTTATTTTAATTTTCAACGAAAAAAAAGTTTGGTGGATTCAAATGTTTGATTAACTTTACAAGTGTCAAGCAATTACAAACAATTAAAAAATAGAAAAAATGGATTCAGTTAAAATAAACAAACAGATTTCAATTATTACAAACAATAGTGTTGTATCGTTTAAAAAGAAATCGGATTTTTGGAAAAGTGATTTTGTAAAAAACACAAAAACATTTCAAGTTACAAGTAGTGTAAACAATAATTCAGTTATAAAAAAATTTAAATCATTTGGATTTATTGTTGAT